TACAACTTCTGGTTTAACTTCAGTTACTACTTCTTCTGTACCGAAAACAATCTCTTTGATGGCGAACTAGCTGTAGCAACAGAAATATTCACAGACGAAGCAATGACTATCCCACAAGGCGATGGTGAATTCAAATTAGAAGATGGTACATCGATTACCGTAACAGAAGGTAAAGTAACATCATTAATTGAAGCGGAAGTTGAAGAAGTAACAGAAGATCCTCCTGAAGAAGTACCGGTTGTTGAAGCTGAAGAAACTCCTAAACTTAAACTATCCACAATCACGGAAGTAAATAAGTGGGACATAGAAGTTGACCAAGAAAATTTTAATGTTGGTGTTAAAGTAACATCAACAGTTGATAGTGTTGTATATCCAATACCTGGAGGCGAATACTTCTTAGAAGATGGACGCGCAATACAAGTTGATTCTGATGGTGTAATTGTAATGATAACCGGATCAGATGAATTCAATTTGGTATTACAAGTAAGAGCACTTGAAGCAACAGTAGAATTACTAAAGAATGAAAAAGAAGATTTCGCATCTGAGAAAGAAGCCTTTGAATTAAAGGTACAGAATCTTGAGAGCGATATTGAAAAATTTAATAACGAGCCAGCGGTTAAACCAATAACACAAGAACCACAGGCAAAAACAGAAAAAACCCTTTTGGAAAAAAGGCTTAATGCTTTATATACAATCAAAGCGTTAAGAAATAAAAAATAATCATTAAAACAATGAAACAAAATTTTGCTTTTGTAGTTTCTGATCTAGAAGCTTACACAAACGAGAACACTGGCCTAGTTGCAACAGCTTTGTATAAAGCTACAACTATAAGTGCTGGAATTGAAGTTTTACCTGGCCAAAAGGGTAATATACTTTTAAACCGTGTTGGACATACTCTTTCATTACAGGCTGCTGCTTGTGGATGGAGCGCTAGTGGTTCAACTACACTTGATCAAACGCCAGTTAGCGTATGTTCAATAGATTACAAAGAGGCTCTTTGCCCAAAGACATTAGAACCTAAATGGTATGGCCAACTTATGAAGAATGGCTCAAACCCAGAAACATTCCCATTTGCTGAATACATTATAAACGATAAAGCAGACGCATTGTCTGCTGAAGTTGAATATATGTTCTGGCAAGGAAACGCAACAGGTTCTCCTGCTGGCTCTGGTAACCTAGCTTTATGTGATGGTATCATACAGGGTATAAAAAATTCTGGTGAAGCTGGAGATACTACTTATGTATCTGGTGCTGCTTCTCCTGTAGCTTCAGATGTAATAGCTAAAGTAAACTTACTTATAGCTGGTGCAGACGAACGCGCTTATGAAAAAGGTGATATGGCAATCTTTATGAGTGCTGCTCTATATAGAGTTTATATTACAGCTCTTATTACAGCAAACCTATTTAATTATGCACAGAACCTTGACGGTTCTACTGGCGAACTTTATGTTCCTGGTCATGATGTAAGGGTTATAGCAACATCTGGATTACGTACATTAACTTCGTTTATGTTCATGAGTCCTCTTTCTAACATGGTATTCGTAACTGATTTACTAGACGAGACTGAAGAACTTGACATGTGGTGGAGTAAAGACAATCAAGAAGTGAGAATTGCAGGTGCCTTTAAATTTGGTGCAGGTGTATATTTCCCAAATCTTGTAACACACAACGATAGCACAATCGCATAATAAAGCATATAACTAACGGATTAACCTCCGTTAGTTTATAAAAAAATACACAAGAAAATGGGTTGTTTAACACTAAACGGAATAACAGCAGCATGTGGTGGAAGCCAGGGTGGAATAAAACTTGTATATGCAATAGAATATCAAGCAATTGATACTATTACACAAGCAGACGGTATCGTAACAGGTATTAGTTATACATCTCAATCTCCAGCTTATGCCGGTGCTTTCTACTCTTTCTTAAAGGACAATAGTAATTTTACTGAAGCGATTGTTGGTGATGGCGTATTAGCCTCTATCCACTTCGAGCCAACTGTTACATTAGTATTTAGAAAGATGAGCGCAGCTGTAAGAGAAGAAATCATGGCACTGACTGAAGGTGATGTGGTACTTTTTATTGAAGATTCAAATGGTACTTACTGGATGATTGGATCAGACAGAGGATTATCATTAGCTGCTAGTGCAGGCGGACAAACTGGAAATACATTAGATGAAATGAATGGTGAAACCATATTATTTACAGGTAAGGAAACTTACAAAGCTTACACAGTAGACCAAACTACTTGGGACGCACTCCCAGTATAAAACATAATGCTATTTTTAATAGTATGTTTGTTTATTTTTATTTGATTTTTTAGAAACGAGATGCCCGGAATCCCCTGGGTATCTTTTTTTATGCTTAAAACTTGCGAAATCTATATATATTATAAATTCAACACTTGTGCGAAACCCTTACATAACCAAACGTAACCTCACATAAGTTAAAAACATAAGAATTATGACAATAACTCTTCCATATGATTCAACCGATGTTACTACAGTATTCCTATTTCCAAAAGATACTTTAGTAGATGATGATCTTTATGATTTCAAAGTTTATAAAAATAAAGAATTATTATATAATTTTCAATTACACAATGAAAGTGATAATACCAGACATCTTAGATTTGAATTAACAACAAATGATGTTGGTGATATACCAATAACAAAAGAAGGATGGTATGATTGGACATTAACCTGGAACAATGATGGAACAATAATACTTGTTGACGAAGGCCAGTTGTTCATTGGCGATTATAAAGAATCAGAAACCGAGAAAGTATTCTATGAGAAGTAAAAAATAAAATATTAAAAATGGATTTAAATGTAAAAGAAGCTAAAGTAACAAGAGATATGTTTAGCGTAATTTCAAATCAAAGTGATATTATATATCCAGATTTCAAAGAAGATCGTGGTGAGTGGGTTAAATTCGGTCCAGGCAATGATTTTCCAAATGATATGTTAAAAATGTTTAACAAGTCAGGTATACACAATGCCATCATAGAAAGTAAAGTAAGAATGATGTTAGGCAATGGTATTGTACAGGACGAAGACGAACCTACTGAACCAAATAAAACCTACACTAAAACTGAAGCTTTCATAGATGCGCCAAACCCCGATGAATCATTGGACGATTTATATGCTAAGTTATCTTTGGATTATGAAATTCATGGACTGGCTTATGTTGAAGTATTGTGGAGTAGAGACCATAAATCAATTGCACAAATAAATCACATTGATACAACAAAAATCAGATGGGGGAAAATGAACAAAAATAATAAAATTGATACTTTCTTTTATTCTAGAGATTTTTCTAATTACAGAAAAGATAATTATAAACCAATATCTGTACCTATATTTAATCCTGATAAAAAGGAAGCTCGCCAGATATTACCAATTGTAAGGTACTCACCAGGCCAAGACTATTATACACTCCCGGATTACTTCGGAGGCCTTAAATGGATTCATATCGATACTGAGATAGCTAATTTTCATTACAATAACCTTCGCAATGGTATGGTACCTACATTATTCTTTGGATTTCCAGTGGGTGATAAGAGTGATGCAGAACGTAAAGAGATATCCGATAAACTAAAGGAAAAATATGAAGGCACAAACAACACAGGAAAAATGTTGCTCGCCTTTTATGATGCCGAGGGTGACAAGAAACCAGAAGTTCAGGTTCTTGAAATGTCAAATGCGGACAAACAGTTCAATTTACTTAACAAGACTTCGCTACAACAGATTTTAGTGGCGCATAAGGTTGTTAATGAGAATTTAGTAGGTATTAGCACTCCAGGTAAATTGGGGTCCGCTAACGAGCTCTTATCAAGTTATGAACTATACTTCAATACTATTGTTAAATACGAACAATCAAAAGTATTGAAAAATATTGAAAAGATATTTACTATTAATGGTTTAAATGATATTAAAATATCGAACAGTAAGCCATTTGAATTTACATTTACAGAAAATGTATTAAAAGAAGTATTAACATCAGATGAACTTAGAGATCTTGTAGGATACTTGCCTTTAGAAGAAGATAAAGATACTGCACAGGAAGAAATCACTGGACAGCCAGAAGTTACTGAACAGCAAAATAATAACACTAACAATGAGTAAAGTATATTTTATCAGTGTAAATAATTTGAAAGAGGAAACTACCATTTCTTGGGCGATTGAGGATAAATTGATCGAAACAAGTATTTGGAACGCACAGCAAATAGATATTCAGTCTATATTAGGTACTAACCTATACACAAAGATATCAAATGAGATAGAAGCAAGTACATTAAGTGGCGTATATAAAACATTAATGGATGATTATATCTATTATACGCTTATTCAAGCAGCGCAGAAACGTAGTTTGATATATATTTTCAGTAAAATAAGAGAAAAGGGAATCATAACTAAGGACGATCCTGGCTCAACTTCCGTTGATGTGACGATTTTAAACAAGATGCGTGATGAAATATCCTCTGATTTTGCCTTTTATGCCAACCAATTGAAGGAATACTTATGTGATAATGTAGCAGATTTCCCAGAATATAGTGAATCTAATACACAAGTGAGCCCAGATAAGACAGATAGTTACTTTTGTGGACTATATTTAGGTTAAAATAAACAATAAATGATGATAATTATAATGTATTTAATCATAATATACGGAATAACTAACATAATTGTCAACGAAGACATACTTAGTACGGTGACAGATAAGATAAAAGGTATGAATAATTTCTT